TAATCGTCACGGACCGCCACAATTCCATTCTTGGAAAATGTGGCAGGAATCACTTCATTACTCTGCCAATCCGGGCGCCGGTGTTGAGCCCACGCTCATTGACCGAGCAGTTAGTGATTATACTAATGGTTTGATTGAAGTTCTTCAGAAGGACGAATTCAAAGAAATGGTTCACAAGGAATTGAAACCTCTTACTGAGATGGAAACTCTCTGTGGCCGTGATGGTGTGCGTTTCCTTGATGCAATGAAGAAGAGCACATCAAAGGGTTTTCCTTTGTCAGGCCCTAAGAGTGAAATGATTTATCTTTTAGATCCTGAAGATTATCCTGATTTTGCCTGTCCCGCTGAGTGTGACAAACTAATTATGGATGAATTCTATAAGATGGTGGAGCTTTTGAAGAATGGCGAGCGTTGTTATGCCATTTTCAAAGCTTGTGTTAAGGATGAACCTACCAAATTGGACAAAACTAAAGTCCGCGTCTTTCAAGCCGCCGACTGGGCTTTTCAGATGTTGGTTAGAATGTATTTTCTTCCCATTGCTCGAGTTTTGTCTCTATTTCCTTTGACTTCTGAATGCGCCGTAGGCGTTAATGCTCAGGGACCGGAATGGAATGATTTGGCTCTTTATATGCGCAAATTTGGAAAGAATCGTATTTTAGCTGGAGATTACAGCAAGTATGATTTGCGTATGCCAGCCTCCATGATTTTGGCAGCTTTCAAAGTTTTCATTAACATTGTGGAGGAGTGTGGACAATACACCGAGGATGATATTAAGATCATGAAGGGAGTTGCGACTGAAATCGCGTACTCATGTGTTGCCTACAATGGTGATATTATTATTCACCGCGGATCCAATCCATCAGGACAAAATATGACTGTTTATGTCAATTGCGTAGTAAATTCTTTACTTTTGCGTTGTGCATATTACAAGTTATATCCTGCTGAGCTTGGAAATCCAGAACCTTTTCGCACTAATGTTGCAGCTATGACATATGGTGATGATTTGAAAGGGTCAGTTCGTGTTGGACACGACTGGTTCAATCATCTCACTTACGCTCAATTTTTGGCTGAACGCGATATGGTGTTCACTATGCCTGATAAAGAATCAGAACCCACAGCATATATGAATGATGAGGATGCTGATTTCTTGAAAAGACATAACCATTATAGTGAGGATACTGGATTGATTCATGGTGTTTTAGATGAAGAGTCCATTTT